AACCTCACGGTTGACGGCATCCTCCAGTGCCTGTCTAAAAGACTGGTCGGCATTCGGCCCGAACTGCTCCACCAGCGCAATGTTGCGCGACATGGAACGGATGTTCCCAAGCATGGAATCCAGCACGCCACGATCACTGAACATTTGGCGTGCTGCAATCTGTGCGTCGGCATCTTTCAGGTGAATCTGGCGCTCCGCACTCATGCGGTTGGCCTTGATGCCACCGCCCACGCGATTGCCACCGAGAACCTTGTTCGCGCCTTGCGTCACCACCGTCTGCCATGCTTCATCAAGCAGGTTGCGCAGTTCGTCGTCGGAATAGCGCGAGCCGTCGTCGTGCACGTACTTGTTGCGGTCGAGTAGCGGCAGCATGAAATCCGTCCATGCCTGTTTGCCGGCCTTGAGCAACCGCATGGCCGACCATGATTGCGGAATACCCCAGTTGTCGAGCTTGCCAATGTCGCCGCCTGCCGCATTGAATCGTTGCCGCAAGCGCTCGGCAATCGTCTGGAAGTCCTTGACCGCGGCCTGAAATAGCTTGGGGACGGTCGTGTCGCCATACAGGGCGCGGATCATCGCTATCTCGGCCTTGGGATCGGCCATCAGGTGCAGGAACCTGCCTCCCGCAGCATTCCACGTCTTGGTCAGGTAAGTGCTGGCCGCAGAGTAAATGCCCATCTGCTTCGACCAGACCGATTCAATGTTGTTCTTGCCGTCTGCACGGCCTTCCAGCATCCGGCTGAGGGCGCTCAAGCGGTCGTCATCCGCACCGCTGGCAACCTGCGATTCGACGTAGTTCTGGATGCGGTCGTGCGCCATGATCGTCTGCGCGATACGCACTCGTTTGGTCGCCGCTTCCTGTGTGATCTCCCGCGCCGCTTCGGCTCCGGCACGTTCGGCCTGCTCGTCGTCGGTCAGCTTTTGCCAGCCGTCCGGGTCTTGCGTGGCGAGCCGCTTGCGGGCCAACCGTAGCCGGGTCTCAATATCACGGGATTCGACGGTCGAGAGGGTGCGCCCAAGCGCCTGTGCGGCCTTGAGGGCGCATTCCGACTTCATGCGGCGTCGCTCCCGAATTGCAGGAAGCAATCGACGGCAGCCTTGAGCGCTGCAGCATCCTTTTCGGCTTGCGCCACGGCTTCATCGGCCTGCCGCATCGCCTCGGCGGCGGACACGCCATCGGGCAACATCAGGTCCGGTCGTTGCGTGATCGCTTCGCGGGCGCGTGCAACGTTTCGATCTGCTCCCGTATCTTGGCTAGTTCCCGGCTGTCCTTCCTGATCCTGCGCAGCACGTCGCGGCCCTGCCGGTCCAGTTCCGCCAGCTTCGCCTGTTGCTCCCGCAGTTCCTTCCGCGTCGGCACCATCGCTCAAACCGCTTGCGGCGGCTCCTGCGGGGCGACCAGCGTCAGGGGCGTCCGCTGGCCCGGGCTCGGGTGCGGCGCGTCCAGCGGCGGCGGCATCGTCAGCTTGGGCTCGTTCACCTTCAACTTGTTCGCGTGCTGGATTCCGTGCCACATCAGCATCCGATCCAGCCGGTGCAGTTCCGGGCTGTCGTAGGGCATCGCGGGTGGCTCGCCCTGCGGCGTTGAAGAGGCTGCCAGTGGGTTGGGGGCGTTCGTTTCCATAACGGTCCTCGGCGATCTTGAGCACAGCTTGGGTGATGTCGCTTTCACTACGCGCACCGCCGCCGATCAGGTCACCGTTCAAGAGTCTACGCTGTTCCTGTACGATCATGCGCGCGGCATCGCGGAGGGCTTCGCTGATCCGCTTCGGCGAACGGGCATGTTCGGCGAAGAAATTGGCCCACGCATCGCCCCGGTGATCGCGGGCAATCAGGTCGCCTTGGGCCAGCCGTTGTGCCACCGTCTCGCCGGATTCATGGGCCTCGCGCAACAGGTTCATGGCCGCGGTCAAGCGCGTGGCGTAGTCGCCCAGCGGAGCGCCCTGGTCTATCTTGGCCCATTCCGGCGCGGCAGCGGTGAGGCCGTTCAGGACGTTCCGGGCAACGGGGTCAGTTGATTCCGTCTGCATCTCCACCAGTTGCGGGTCGCCATAGGCACGGGCGAACAGGGCCGCCCGCAGGCGGTCGAGATAGGTCTTGTTGAAACGGCCGCTCGAATCGACCAGCTTGGCCGCATCGTTCACCCCGAGGTTGCGCAGGAATTGCCGGTGGAACGGATCGTCCGCACGGTTGGATATTTCGCCCGATTCGGTCAAGGGCAGCGTGTCAAGGTCAGGCAGCGCACGCGCGTCTGTAAGCGCCTGTTCCGACGGGGAAAGTCCGAGCGCACCGGATTCGTTCGAGGCTTTGCCCATGTCGCCGAAGTTGGCCGCGGCGTCGTACAGCCGGATCACCATCGGGTTCGCCTTGTCGGCGATTGCCTTGGGGTCGATCCCAAAGGTGGAAGCATCTTCGACCAGCCCGGCCTTGTAGGCATCCCCGTTGCCGCCTTTCCATGCCGCTTGTACCCCGGCAACCCGGCCATTGTTGAGCGCCTGCAAGGGCGCGCCGTTGTAGTCCGGATTCACGCTGCCGTCGGCATGGTGCGAAGCCTGCACATCGCCCGCTTCGACCACGGCATAGCGCACTGGTATCTTGCGGCCATCGGCGAAGATCACGACATCCTCTTTGCCAAGGTCGGCCGCGGGAACCGCCTGCGCGGCATTCTCCGCGCTGACCATCGGCGCCCCGGTATTCGGGTCACGGCTGAACCCGAGCCGCTGTGCGTCCGGCGCGTTGGCAATCCCGGCCATTTGCGTCAGGCTCGCCGCCCGTGCCCGGTCGCGGTTCTGCATCAGTGGCCCAGAAGCAGAAACCCCGCCAGCGGCGGGGTTCAAGTCCGATACTTGTCCAGGCCCGCGTACGGAACCGGCTGGCCTTGGGGAAGGCGGCCAAGGAACGCCTTGAACTTCTCCCACGGGTCCGGAACTGTCGTCGTCTGGGCCTCGCGGCCTGATTCCGAGGGTGCCGTAGTAGACCCGGTCTGAAACGCGGCCTGCTTGTCTTTCTCGCTCGAACGCATCGCGCACCTCTGACTCAAGTATATCACGGTCGGTGTTCGCAAGTGCGACGATATGCTCATCAGGGAACGGCGACGTGATCTTTGACCGTGCATCCGCACGTTCTTTCGGTACATAGTCATTGTGAATGGCTTGAATGTCTACGTCCGGATTGTTCTTGTAATGCTCTTTGAGGCGCAGGTAAGTTTCGGCTGCGCCGACATGGGTATCGACGTGAACGGGAATGGGTACGGTGCGCCCGTAATCGGGACGTTCAGCGCGTGGAAGCGCGCCATGAACAAAAGACTGGACGGGATCGCGGAACGTATACAAGATGCGAACCTTGCGCCCGCTTGCGAGCGCTGCGTCGATTTTCTTGGTCGCGCTCTCAAACCCATTCAGGTTCCCGTCGTAGACAATATCGGATGCCGATTGCAGTTCGCCGAGTTCTGAGAGGTGTTTTGGCCCCGTGCTTTTACCAGCGCCGGTGCCACCTCGGGTAAAGAAAACATGGGCGAATTTCCCGTCACGAACGGGACGCGCCAGCGCGCGCTCCCATACTTTCTTTGCTATCCATGATGCAGGCTCATGCACCGCAAGCGCATTCATCGAACGCGCTTCTGGACTCGCGTTGTAATCTGTGAACAGTTCGCGCGCCTCATCGGTATTGATCAGGCTGCCGTTGTTGGTTGTGTTTTCTCCCTTGGAATTGCGGATTTTCGCATACGCCGCAATGGCGGCTTCGGGATCGTCGAGCACTTGTCCGGCTGCGCGCGCCTCCACCTCGCGCTGTGCGTCGGTGAGGTTGGTGAATGCGGGGATGAAGTTGTCACCGTTGCGGTAGCCCGTTACGGTGCCGCTCTCGTCGCGCTCGGCGTAGCGGTACGGATCGGCCTCTGGCTCCGGCGTCAATGCTTCTGTGATCCCTTCCACCTTCGCGGGATCGACCGGCCGCGGTATGGTGTTCATCCCGCGCGTGATCGGCTCCACGTCTACCGGTTCGGCATTCAGCGCCTGCATGATGGCCGCATCCAGCGCCTTGTAATGCAGTCCTTGCGATTGTGGATCGGTCGGGATGCCGGGCGCGGTATCGGCTGCGTGCTTGGCATTCAGCGAGGTCAGCGCGGAATTGACCAATTCCGACGGAATGCCACTTTCCCATTCGGCGGGTTTGCGGCCCGCGAGAATGTCAGCGGCCAGCCTGTTCTCCGCCAGCGTGGCGCTCACGTCTTTCAGCTTCACGTACCCCTCGTGAACGAGAGGGAAGGCGATGCTTATCAGCGCATTCGACAAGATCGCCTGTGCGTCGTTCCACTTTTCCTGTTCGGCCAGCTTGTCGTAACCATTGGCCGCAAGTATTTCGTGATCCAGCCCACGTTGGGCGATGCCAGCAGATTCATTCACGGCACCGAGTTTGAGGATGCGCGTCGCCAAGGACCCTTCATTGCCTACGGCCCCAAGTGCTTCAAAGGCTGCTGCATCCGTCAACCCGAGCATCGCCGCAGTGTTCGCATCCACTCCCTGCGCCTGCGCCTGTTGCGCGCGTTCGTATCCCATCGACGATGCCGCAATCTCAAGGGCGCCTGCACCACCCGTCAATATCGTGCCGAGGCCGATACGCGCCAAAGGTTCGCCGAGATTGAACAAAGTATTTCCTACCGCCCCCGTTGTCAGCGGGTCGGGCCGGTACAAGTCATCGGCTGTGGCACGGGTGTCGCCGATCCATTGATCCGCTTCGTGCGCAAAATCCTGCATCCCTGCCAAGGCGGCCGGCTCTTGCAGCGTTGATCCGGCTAGCTGCGGGTAGTAGACCCCGGATGGATGGAGCGGTTGGAGTGTGCCGCTGGATGCCAAGCGCGTGTCGGTAGTGTACGGCTGCGCCAGATCAAGCGGCTCGTTTACAACGGTCTGCGCAGCATCCAGTCCAATGTTCGCCGCGGCGGATGGCACGAATCCAAGCCCTGCGTAGGCGCGAGCAAACCATCCAGGCGCAGCCGGTTGCGCCACACTCGGCTGCGAGCCGTACAGGCGGTCAAACGTCGCCTGCTCGTCATCGGTCATGCCGTTGGCATTGAAGTCCATCATTCGGCTCCAGCCATCGTTGGTGCGGGCGTCGCCTGCGTGAGCGTGGTATTAGCGGGCGGTGTCTGTTGCGGAGGCGCAGTGGCAGACGCCGGATAATTGATCCGCAACACGACTGGCTTGCCATTCTTGCCGCGTAGCGGAGCACCACCTGTGCTGAGCGTGTAAGCGCCATCCCCGATGCGGTCGAGGCTGAAACTGCCAGCGTCGGCATCATCGAATCCGGGCACATTGGCACGCACGCCGTTCCACGCCTTGTTCACCGCATCGGTGAACGCATCCTCGCTCATGCCGTAGGGCGGGATGACCTGATGACCGCCCCAGTCCAGCACGTTGCCAAGTGTGGCGCGGGCGGCTTGCTGGGCAATATTCTCATCCAGCACGCCATCGGTCTTGCCCTGCTTGGCCGCCAGTCCCGCGTACTCGGCGCGATAGAATTGGTAAGCCTGTACCTCGGATGCGCCATCGCCACGGTAGGCATCCCCTGTGATATCGCTCCACACCGAGCGCAACCCGAGCGGCCCGGAATCGGAAGGCATGGCGAATTTGGACGGCCCATTGGCTTCCTTGTCGCCTTTGGTTGGATTGATCAACGCATCCCCATCCAGCGCGGTTTCTGCCACATCCTGCGCCTGCATGGTGGTGGGTTGTTTCCACCAGAGAGACCCCGTGGTTCCGGTCTGCGCGGCATGGGCCGCGCCCATGATCGTGCCCGCCATCGCCGTCACCGGCGAATTGCCCTTGATGGCATTCACCACCTGCTGATAATCCGCAGGCTGCATCGCCGTGGACAGCGCGCCGAGGAACTTCACCTTGTCACTGGCAGGCATTCCGTTGATCGTGCCAGACAGCGCGGACTGTTCCTGCGAAGCCAATAGCCTATAAGGCATCTGGTAGGTCTGCGCAACGGTGCGCATCGGGCCTGCGCGCGCGGCAATGGAAGCCGCCAGTTTTTCTGGCGAGGTGAGGTCGAGAGGCTTGATGCCGCCGACGCCGGTATTCAGCGCCCATAGCGCCGGGTCTTTGTTGCGCGCACGCATCGTTTGCTGCATTGCGGTCACGAGCGAATCCTGATCCTGCGCCTTGGCAGCGTAGTTCTCGCCCGGTTGCGGTGCGCGTGCAGTCGCCAAAGCCTGCATCTGCGGGGGCGTAAGTGTATTCACCAGTCGCAGATCGGAACTCAACTGCTGCGCGGCCTGATATTGCCCAAACCGCTGCATACCTTCCGCATCACCATACGCGCCCGTGAACTCGCCCAAGGTGAGCGGTTGCGCAACGCTTTGCCCGTCCCGAAATGCCGCCGTGTCATCAATCACACGTTGTTCTATGCCACTGCGCAGAATCATCTGCCGTTTGTTCAATTCCTCCAAGGCACGGTTGTGGATGGTGACAAGATCGGCAGGTTTGAGGGAATCGACGGTGAAATTGCCGGAATTGCCAAGCTGGCCGATGGGCACATTCTGGCCGTCTCCCGGCACGATCATGCCGCTGCCATTCATCGTGACCCGTGGCGGTTGGTTCTCAGGACTGTACTTGCCGAGCGATTTGTCCACGCGGCCGGGGCCTGCGTTGTACGCGGCAAGTGCGAGCTGCACATTGCCGTTGTACCGGGTCAGCATCCGGTTGAGATAGGCGGTTCCGGCCTGTTTGTTCTGCGTGGGATCGGTCAAATCGGCATTGGGATAACCCACACTTGCCGCCGTCGCTGGCATGACCTGCATCAATCCCTGCGCGCCTTTGGGTGATACCGCTTGCGGGTTGCCAGCGGATTCCTGCCCGATGACGGCTTGAATCAGCGCATCGGATGCTGTGCCGTCAGGGTTCGTGGGAGCGGCTTTGCCGAGCCTGCCGAGTACGCCGGGCACGTAGTTTTGCGTCTCAGTCGGCAAATCCGAGGCTGCAATGCCCTTTGCCCCCGCACTGTTTGGCCCGATGCCAAGGCGCGCATTCGTGGCGGCGAGCGTGCCCTGCGGGTCTTGCGTGACGGCTACGTCTGCAGCGTTTTTCTGCGCGATGTAGGTGGCGTCCTGGACACCTTTGGTGAACTTGTCGATGTTGGATTGGGTGTATTCGGGAGCCCACCCATTCGCCTGCCCGTATTGCTGGATGGTGGCAATGCCGTCGATCTGTGCCTCCATGGCACCATCGAGATCACCGGCCTGCGCCTTATTCGTCGCATTCGTGATGCTCGATTGAAGCGCACCGGAGAACGATTGCTGCTCGTACTCCTCCTTTTGCTGATGCGCGTAGCTGTTGATGCGATCCATCAGGCCAAGGCGCTGCTCGGCGTAGAGGCTATCGAACGCCTGTTGCTGGACTGGATTGGAAAGGTTTTGCCGGTACTTCTGCGCGAAATCGGCGAGGTCGCCGCCAATGGCACCGGGAGCCTGCAACGCATTCGCGCCCTTGTAGGCGTAGATGCCCTGCTGGTTGTTCGGGTCGAAGTAGGACGATTCCTTGTCGGCCAGCGCAATGCGCGCCTGATTCATGGCGGCGACATTGGCCTTTTCCTGCTCCTGCCGCACGATCTCGCCAAACGTATCGACCAGCCTGCTGATCGCGTTGCCGACTTCCATGCCGGCGGCGGGACTCACCTGCTGGCCCGCACTGACGTTCGGAGTCTGGGTCGGCGCAATCGCCGCTTGATCCATCCGCGGGACGACGATCATCCGTAGCCACTCCACAAGCCGAGATTGCCGCCGTTATCGCCATAGCCTCCGGTCAGCACCGTGCTGCCGGTGAGGCTCGATCCTGCACCGCCGCCGAAACTGCCTGCACGGATACCGCCAGCCACCGATCCTGCAGCACTACCAAGTCCGGAAATCCACGAACTCGTCGCCTGCTCGTTGCCCTGCCACAGCGCATACTTTCCAGCCGCCTGCGCGTTCGCGGCATCGACCTGAAACCCGTATGCCTGCTGCGCGGCATTGATCCTCGCCTGCCGTTCGTCGGACGCCGTGAACATCGCGGTATCGCCGAGGATGTCTGACGCCGATCCCGTGGTGACATCCACATTGTTCGCGGCGAAGGTGGCGATCTGCTGCCCGCGCATGAGGTTGCCGCGGATGCGCGCCTGATCTGCCTCGTAGGAGCCTATCGCGTTGGCATTCTGCGCTTTGATGTTGTCGAGCTTGGCCTGATTCTGCGCCACCTGATCGTTGTATTGCGCAGCCTGCTTTGCGGCATTCGCGCCATAGGCCGCGCCTGCAACTGCCACCACAGCCTCGATGACGTAGGGGATGGCGGCGGCATAGCACATATCAGTTCCCGGCTGCTTGTTTGTTGTTAGCCTTGATGATCGCCTGCAATTCCTGCCCCCACGTCCGCAGTGTGCGTTCGCGGTTGACGAGATCGGTATAGGCATCCGGCGCGAGGCACTGCACCTGATCTGCCTTGACCGGCACCAGCACAGGTTCAGGCGGCAGCGGTAGTTTCACCGGGCGTGCTGCAGGTGTTGCGCAACCGGCCAGCGCCAGTAACACCAGCAGGCTAGGAAGTCGTGTCGAAGTCATCGCGTTTTGCTGCATCCGGCGGCGGTTGCTTGGCCGCATCGGCCTGCACCTTTTCGGCGGCAACGGTCGCATCCTGTTGCGCCTGTTGGGCAGCCTTGGCGTCGTCAGCCTGTCGCTTGGCGTCCTTCGCTGCGTCCTCGCCCGCCTGTTCGCGCTTGCCGCTGATCCTGCCGTATACCAGCGCGGCAGCCACGGCCAGCACCACACCACCAGCCAGCGCCAGCCAGCCGTACAGCTTGGCCCACAGCTTGGCCAGCCAAGCGGTCACGCCGGCTTGCTCCCGCCGTCGATCTTCCCCTCCAGCTTCGCCAGCCTGCGCTCGGCCGACTGGGTGAACGCATCGAACTCCTCGCGCAGCGCATCTTGCAGCACGCCGTGCTGGAGGTGAGCGCCACAGAGAGACCACAGCATCACCGCGCAGGCCAGCAGCAGGATGATGATGATCAGCGAGAGGATGATGGTCATGGCGTCTTGCCTTGTGGGCGCGCGCTCAACTTGTCGTCGAGCCACGGGAAAAAGTGCACCGCGATCCGTACCGCGATGGTGTAGAGCGTCGGCGTGATCAGGCCCAGCGCCAGCGCGACAGTCATACCGGGCAGCCCTGGTTCCGGCCATAGCGCCCACGCGGGCAATGCCGCCGCCGCGAATGCGAACAGTCGCGTCATTGCGCGCGCATAACGGTCGCTGGTGGCTGCCAGCGAAGGCGAAAACTTGGCGATCTGGGTCAAGCCAATCGAGCAGACGAACCCGATCACCAGCGCGCGAATGGCCGTTGGATGCCCAAGCTGCGCATTGATGCCGTCCACGAGGGCTTGCCAGTCAATCATTCGCCGCCCCGCTGCCTGCCGGGATGCTCCGCGCGATAGATGTCATCGCGAGATTGGCGGCTCTCCAGATCATCGATCTGGAACTGCATCTTTTGAATCTGCTGCGAGATCACCGGCAGCGGCGACATGGCCGCCTGAATCTGGCTGATCTTGTAGGTGTTCAACGCGCTGGTTTCGCGCAAACTTTCCACACTCGAACCGATCCACACCGCAAGCCCGAGGATCAAGGCTTGCAGGAACATCGAAACTCCGCGCTGTAGCCAGTGATCGCGGTAGTGCTCCGGCTCGCTCATGCGACCCCCGTTTCCATCGCTTTCGCAAGCCTGCGCGCGCGCGTAGGCGTTTGTTGTGCCCAGTGGCTCAGCCTCATGCCGTCCGCCGCTGCGGCATAGTCGCCGCTTTCCAGCGCGGCCAGCGTATGGGTAAACGCCTGCACGCCGCCGAGCCCAAGCTGAAACACCATCTGGATCAGCACGTCTTGCCGCACATCGTCCAGCGTCACAAATACCGGCAACGTCGCGGCTTGTGCGGTGGCGGTAGCAATCCGGTTTTGCAACAGCACTTCGCCCTCGCTATCGCTGATGCCGCCCGGCGAGGAAAGCAGGGTGCCGTAGCCAATCGTCGGGTTGCCCTTGCACGTGTAGCCGCGCGTGATCGGCAAGCCGGTCGCGTCGTCGTACACCGTCGCGCGCCAGCCTTCGTCGGCCCTGATCTGGTCGATCAGCGTCATTGCGGCGGCGTCCAGGTATCGCCCTGCTGCATCGCGCCAATGTTGTCGCCGCTCGGTGTAACCGCAACGGTTACAGCCTGCTGCGTGCTGGCGGTCGCGCCGGTAGCGTCCGTCACCGTCTGGGTGATCGTGTACGTGCCTGCGCCAGCGTAGGTGTGCGAGAGGTCTGCGGGCGGCAGGGTCGCGGGCGAAGACTGGCCATCGCCGAAGTCGTAGATCACGCTGGCAATGGTGCTGCCTACGTCGCTGGATTGATCCACCAGCGCCACGGTCAGCCCGTTCGGCGTGGCGGTGAACGCGGCGGTCGGCTGGCCCGGCGGAGGTGGCGGCGGAGGTGGCGGCGGAGGTTGAGCTGTGCCCACGTCATACGGCGGCGGGAATACCTGCTGCACCTGCCCGGTCGCGCGCCACACCGCTGCTGCCGCATTCAGCGCATCGCCACGGCTGGAATACACATCGCCGTCGAAATACCAGCTTGTCTCGCGGGTCATCGGCACGGTCTTGCTCATGGCGTCACCCCCGCGCCAATGGCTGGCGAGCCTTGTAGCAACGTAGGATCAAACCCCGCCAGCGTCGCGTTTTTCAGCAGCGGGTCTTTGCAGATGTTGCCCGGCGGGCAGAAGCCGCCCTTGACGTTGTAGATCACGTTGTTTTTGTACGTCACCGTGCCCGCGTAGGTGCCGTCGCTGTACCAGTCGAGCGCGGTCAGTCCACCATCGTCGCGCGGGATCACGCTGGTTTGCCCCAGCGCGATGGTGTTGCTCCACGCGGTCACGTCGCTGGCATCCGGCTGCCAACCGGCAGGCGCGTTGTCGCTCACGCCGCCGTTGAACAAGGCGTCGCCGTTGCCGGTGATCGTGTCGTGATCCAGCTTGGCCGTCTGCCCGGCGGCGTTGAACAGCATCACTACCGCCACGCCATCCGCGCGGCACATGGAACCTGCCACGCCGCTACTGCCATCGCCGTAGATCGGGAAGCCCTGCCAGTTGTTGCAGTAGCCGTTCACAACGCTGTAGGTCAGCGAGGCGTTGCCCGAGGTCTTGATCTGGTTGCCGGCGTTTTGCCACGCCACGGAATGATCCACGGACACGCTGCCGGTGCCGTCGGCGTACAGCAGATCGAGCCCGTCCTGCGTGTTGTGCGCGAAGGTCGAGCTTGTGAACGTCCAGTTGCCGCCGGTCTTCGACTGGCCTACCCCGTCGCCGTAGCCGCCTTCATTCTGGCCCCAACAGCCGACGATGGTCGTCGCAGGATACGCTTCCGCGCAACCGTTCCACGCGACAACGAAGTGGTCGAAAGCCAGCGTCCCGGAATCGCTCCACTCGCCGGTGTTGCCGCCCAGATCGCCCGACCATCCGCCCCAGCCATTCGCCCGAAGGGTCACGTTGCTGACCGTGGTGTTGCCCGAGAGCGATCCGGCGAGGATGCCGTAATCGGCAAACCCGTGAATGTTGAGGTTCGCCAGCGTGAGATTCGCCACGGACTTGGCGTAGATGCCGGATGCGCCCCATGTGCCGTAAGGGTACGTGTCTCGCTGGCAGGCCGTCACGCCACCGGTGTTCGCGGTCGGCTTGTAGAACTCAATGCAGTTGGCGTGATCGGTCAGTTCCAGACACGCGATCTTGATGTCGTGGGCATTGACGATGTTGAAAATCGCCGCTGCCCGTTGCGTTGCCCACAATTCCGGCGGCGCAGCGCAATCCCCGGTGATCGTGGTCGGCGCGGCGGCCGTGCCCGAAGGGATGTTGCTGATCTCGCAATCCCAGGTGTAGGGCGTGGCGCAGCCGGCGCTGGTCTGCCCGGGCGCACCATAGCCCATCATGTAGCTGCCCGATGCGATCATCAGCGTATCGCCGGATTGCATCACCGTCGGCTGCAACGGCTCGGCCGAGCCGTTCGGCGGCAGCAACTGGTAGGGATGGTTGAACGCACACGCCGTGCCCGTGCCGCTGTAGGCGGCATTGGCCAAGCCCGTGCATTGCGCAGCGGTGCCACCGTCGGGTCGCACGTAGTAGGTCGCCGCGTGCGCCCACGCCTCGCAACCGAGCAGTAGCAGCACGCCGAACAGGATGGCAGCGAGTACATCAAGGCGGATTTTTTTCTTCATCACGTCTGTCTCAATTCGAAAAAACATCGTGGCGGCTGCCGTACAATCCTTGCGCCTACCCATTCCAGCCAACGAATCGCCGCGCAGTTATCCACGTGCACGACATTGATAAGAGAGTCATACCGCGCCAGCAACTCGCGCAATAGCGGTTTTGAAAGCCTTGCAAACGTGCGCCAGTGCGTCAGCAGCAGCGGTGTCCCAAGCAACCAAATCACCCCGCCACCGCCCATCGCCGTAACAGGAACTACCCCAAAAATGGCAGCAGGCTCGCCATCCATCAATGCCGTCCAGCGCGGCCCATCGCAAGCAAGCGATTGCTCCAATGCTGCACGCGGCAGCAGTCCGCCAAGCGCCATGCACTCGCGGGCATCCGCGTCGCGCATGTGGGTTGCTAGATGGTCGGCGTGCCAGCCCTGCACCGGCACGCACTGGACTTCAACCACCCGCCACGCTCACGTCCGCAATCACGCTGAGGATGGTCAATGGCAACGGATCGTCCTGCCGCACGAATACCCGGCCAGACGTGCTCCATGTGCCCGACGGATAACCTTCCAGAAGGTCGTTCTGCAGTGAGTTGGGAGGGTAATAGTTGTCGCTCACCATGCGGGATGGCAACTCGTAAAGGTGATCAGGATCAGGCCCGATCTTGCCGCCGCGGGAATTGGTGACGATCAGCGAGACCTTGCTGATGATCTTGCGCTTGTCGCGTACACCCTCCTGCCCGATGGCATTCACCTCCAGCGTCTCGAAATCCGACTGGATCGGGAGTCCCACATGCACCACGGCCGCCGGGTAGTCCAGCGTCACGGAGCCTGCACTGCTCACGGTCTGCTGAGGCTTCACGTTGCCGTCTGCAAGGATTGCCACCGTTTGCCCAATCAGGTGGCTCAACCCTGAAAAAGTCGCAGGGCAGAAATCCCATGAGGTAATACCGACGCCCCTGAAGCTCACGGGAACGGTTCCGATAGCCTGCACCGTGACGTTGTTGGGGTCGATGTAGGCCGTGATCTGCGCCACCTGCAACGATTGGGTTTGCTGGATCACCCCGAACTCGTTGGTCACGGCGTTGCCGTTGGCGTCAAGCTGGGGCGTGTATTGATACAGTTTTACCCAGTCACCGATATTGCTTGCCGCAAACGGCGCATAGCCTGCACAAGTCAGCGTGAGCGCTTCCGTCTCGTCCCAGTTGACGCCACCGCTCAGGGACATGCTGGCCGTTGGCGCAATCGTGGTATTCCTGCCGTCGTAGCTCAAGCCCGCATCGACGAAAAAGTAATCACGCTGGTCGGTCTGGAATCGCGTGTCCAATCGTTCCACGTAACGCACGATCTCGCCGTTGATGACACGCCTGACCACCACGTAGACCGCATCCTCGTTGCCTTCAGTCACGGAGCATACCGACTCGTAGAAGCCGTTGGTGGTATCGCAATGCGACCAGCCGAGCACCTGCTGCTCCTTGAAGTAGGCCATGCACAACAGCACGCCGTCATCGCGCACAATCCATACCGTGGAGAATGGCGCGGCCTGATACGCCCAATCGACGATGGTGTGGCCTTCTACCAGATGCGAGGCAAAGACCGTCAGGTCGTTGCCAGTGTATTTGTCGGTTGCGAAATCGTATTCAAGATCGCGCACATGCGCGCCGGTTGCCTGCACGAAGATGGCGCTATCGCCCACCACCAGCGATCCAAGCGCGGAACACCCGAAGTTCGATTGCGGCTTGAAACTGATGGTCGAGGGAGTAATGACATTATTGGTGCCCCCCATCGTGCGCCATACGTTGCCAGTAGTAAGTTCAACGAGGTCAGACAGCGGAACCATGTCCTGGATCGCATTGACCTGCTTGGCGACCATCGTCGCGGTGATTGCATCGTCGTCCTCGATGGGAACCGACGTGCCGAAATCGTCCCACTGGCTGATTTTGCTCGCCCATACCGTAGTCGGGTTGTTTGTCGTGCCCGCAAACCACAGCCGATTGGAGTAAAGCTCCACGTCTACCGGATAGCCGCTGTAAGCCCCGAAGGCTCCGAAAGCCCACAAGCTCGTCGCATTCGACGAAGGCGTGGAAAATTCGTTGACCGCAATCGCCGCACCATTGGCGGGCGCTTCCAGAAACGTAATCGTGTGCGCGACGTTATCGACGCTCCAGCCTTGGCTCATTGGGGATGGATTCCTTTGCCAGCGCTACCGATGCCACCACCACCCCCGCTACCACTACCGCCTACAGGCCCTCCAGTCGGGGGCGTGTAGGTTGGGTCGGAGGGAATGGGATCGGCGTTGATCGTGACGCCGTAGTTAGCCTCGTTTGGCGAGACGTTGCCAGCGATGGCAAACGTGACGGTCGTGCCGTCGCCCGTGAATGACCATGAACGGGCAGGGGAGCCCGCACCACCGACGACTCCCGCAGGAAGCCTCAGCGTAACCGTCCCCGTCGCAGAAATATCGCTCGCAACACTGGTGAGCTGCACGATCCCGTAGCCGCAATCCACGTACTGCCACTGGATGCCGACGCTGTAATTGGTTGAGCCGTCCGAACGCACGTCGCCGGGGCCGTCCCATTCCGCGCCCGTCGTATGCTGAGGCGCGTTGCCTCCTGTGAGCGTGTACGTGCCGCCTGTGCTGACCGCAATCGCCTCGTAGGTGTTTCCTGCATTCGTGCGGATGGTGCCGATGGCGACATTCTTTTCGCCCGCCGTCCAATATTTCAGGTTGGAAAAGTTCTGGTTCTGCAGGAACACCAGTTGCCCGACCATCGCAGGGTCGAACGTCCCCGGTGTATTGCTGGTGACATTCACAGAACCGAGCACGCCACTTGTCGCCATCAAGGATGCAGAGTTGCCGTTGATCGGCAGAAACGGCCCATTCTTGAGGTCGTATTCTTCGATGGTGAACGTCGATGCCCCTGTCCGCTGGATGACTTGCGGGGGGTAATTGGGATGCGTCACCCACATCACATCCGCAGACTGGCTGTGCCGAAGCGCCCAAATATCCGCGGCAGCCCACGGTGTCACGATTTCGACGGGATTTCCACCGCCGTCCACGACCTGCGCGCCGTTGGCGATGAAGCGTGCCCGAAAGTCCGACAACTGCACCGCATAGGTTTGAACGGTCGAAAACTCGAACGAAATAAGCCGCGTCACTCCGTCATTGCGAGTGTGCGCGATATAACGCTGGCCCGGCCTGTTGTAGACGCCGCCATAGCTGGAAACAATGAAGTTCCGCAGCGTCTTCAGGCTCGTCCCGTAGCGCTGCAAATCCACGCGCGAATACAGACTCGGGCTGATCTCTCCTCCCGTGAATGACGGCTGCGTGAGTTTCATCAGTAGCGCGCGGTAATCGCAGGCGACGGCGCACGGTAATCGGCACCGGCTTCATTCATGGATTGCGCGCGGGCAGTAAGCACCGCGTCTCGGTAATACTTGCCAGCGGTCGTCGCTACTTGCGGCCCAGTGGGCGCGCCGAGGAATGGGGCTGCGATCTCGGTCGCAATCTTCCACTGCAACGCATCGACGAATCCGGCATCCATGGAGCCCGTATCGGTCACGTCCGCGGTATAGATGAGATACGCGCTTTCAAGATCGGTCACGAGCACCTTGCGTGCCGTGGTCGCCGTAACCGCCTCCCGCATCAAAAGGAACGGCATCGGCTGCTGCAACGCGCCAAGTGGCGCCGTCGGCCCGTAGGGCGGGAATGCGCTCATTGCATCCCATGTGGTATCGAAGACGTTGGAAAAGTACGTGCGGACTCCACTGGAATCACAAATCATGCGTGCAAACAGGCAATCCGTTGGCACGGCATATTTGAACTGCCAGCCCGGCAACGGGTCGCCATCCAGCAACGCCAAGGCCACCGTCGTGGTAGAGAAGTTCCACGGAAAATCACGCAATACCGCCTGACGGCATGTGTCGTACCACAACCGATAGAAGTTCCCGGCTTGGCTCGTTTCGTCCTGGCTTTCGATGAATTGCGAAATGCCGATGCGGGACAACGCGCCGTTGTAAATCTGGATCGCGGAAGGCACGTCAGTTCACCTTGCCGACAATCGTGTCCTGCACGGTGAAGTCGCGATATTGCCCCGGATAATGCTCGGGCGCGGCGAAGCCGCCATTGAAGTACGAGTTGCGGATGGACTGCGCGGTGCGGATGGACTGCACGCCCATTTCACCGCCGGTGCCGTCCGACACGCGGAAGACGAGGCCACCCATCTGCAAGTCGCGGCGAATCCACGCGACCGTACCGCCGCTTCCGGCCATCCAGAAGTATTGGCCGCCAGGTTCGACCCAGAAGTTCAGGGTGTAGTACCACGCCTCGATCGGCGCGGGCGAGTTCACCACCGAGCCATCCACGAAATACATGCTTGCTTCGACCGGCGCATACAGCGGGTTGCCACCTGTCAACAGGCCGGCGATCGTGTACGTGCCCTGCAAGATGTTCTGGACGATCTTGAGCAGTGACGCCGGGGTCAGGATCACGCCGCCTGAAATCGTGGGCGACGACATGCTCAAGTCGCCGCCGCTCAGTGAGAGCGTGGATTGGTAAAGGGAAGTGATCTGCGAGCGTGTCAGCGCGCTCAGCGGCGAAAGCGCGATCGCATCAGCGTGTTTCTGCTGGTGGAAGGAGTCGTAGGAGAATTTGCCGATATGCCCTGCGTTACCACTCCCCATCGTGGGATTGGTCGTAAGGCAGTAATCCACGCTGTGCGTGTTGTCCTGCAGGCACGTCGCACCATTGGCGGTGTCGTACCCACTGGTCATGTTCAGATACGGCACGTCGGTCGCAGAGATCGTCTGCACCTGCGCGAGATAGGTCGAATAGATCGACTTCGAGACCGAGAACACACCGGCTTGGGTGCTCGCCAGCACCGAGCCGCCGCCGGCAGAAAGAAACCACAGCGGCGCACCCGATGGCCCGAAAACCGCACCGTAGAAGTCGGTCTTGCCGAGAACGTTGATGTCGTAGTTCGCCGCAGCCGTAGCCGCAGAGAGCTGGTCAGCAAGCTGGATCATGACGCCCTCGCAAAAAAAAGAGGGGCCAGTGACGGCCCCTCAAGTTCGCTCCGATGAGACGATCAGGCTTCGGGCGTTTCCGGTTCTTCCTGCTCGTCGGCATCCACGCGCTCGAACCAATCCGAGCCGTCTTTCAGCCGTTCTGCGGGCACGTGGAAGACCTGGCCTTGACCGCGGTACTGCTTGCCGTCGTGGCCATCCCGCGACGCGCGCACCTTGACTTGCTTGGCCATCTCGCTCTCCTTACTGGACGGTGAAGCCGGACTTGTAGGCGCGGTTCACCTGCGGAGGCTCGGCCGTCATGAAGGCGTCGAAGTTGCCGGCGGTGAGGGGGCCACTCGCCACGGTGTAGCGCACGCCGATGTAGCGCCGATACAACGCCGCGGGCAGCGGCGCCACCAGCAGTTGCGTGCCCGCGGGCGAGAACGTGGCGAACGCCAGCGCAGAGGTCGCCAGATGCACCGTGGCGTTCGTGGTGAGACCGGCGTCGTCCGCCGATTCCAGCGTCACCGTCAGCGTCGCGTCGGAGCCGGAGTCGGTGGCCGCCGTCTGCGTCTGCACCACCAGCCACAGGTTGCCGTCGCCGCCGATGTCCAGCTTGGTGTTCGGCGAGGTTTCACCCGCGGTGGACGTGCCGCCCTTGGTGACGGACTGGGTATCGTACACATTGCTCGAAATGGCAGTGGCCGTGACCGCCTGCGCATCCGAGAACTCAAGTTGCTTGTCAACGTACATGGAAGTGTCCTCAGTGTGGTTGGGATCAGGTCAACGCCGTCTCGGTTTCGAGAATGCGATCGACGGTGCGTACGGGAACGCCGAGAACGTTCAGCGTTCCGCCTTCGGAGACGAAGCCTGGCTCGACCTTGCCGAACTGCTGCAAGGCAGCCTGGATGGACAGGATGTTCTGCGACTTGTCCAGTGCGCCGACGGCGAGCATTTCCTTCACCGAACGCGAGGCGTAGAACGCGGCTTTGCCCATGCTCATGTACGGGATGCGCGCCATCGCCTTGACCATCAGCTTCGGCAGCCACGTGGAAGCCGTATTGGCCTGCGTGCCGGACTGGCCGAGCAGATCGGTCAGTGAGATGTTGCAGATGCGGACGATGTAGCGCCAATCCTTGACATGCACGCCGCACTTCCATGACCACACGTCCGCATACGCGCGGAAGCGGCCGTTATTGGCATCGAACGCGTCGATCTCGCCCAAGTCCTGATGTTCCAGACCCGCGGTCGAGCCCTTCGGATAGATGCCGGTGACGGTGTTCTGGCCCCATACGACCAGCCATACCGACGTGCAGTTGCCGGAACCTGAAGCGCTCAGGCAGTTATTGGCGATCGGCGTGGTCGCCGTGTTGATGGTGTAGTAGCGCTGGGCCAGTCCGTTGAACTGTTCCGGGTTCAGCGTGGAGTCGCCGTAGATCAACGCCTGCGCCATCGCCTGATTCATGGCTTCGACGAAGGCCACACCTTCCGAAAGCCGGAAGTCAGCGGAATTGCCGTTGAGATTGGCGAGCGCCTTGTCTACCTCGGAGCGGGCTTCCAACATGCCACACGCATCCTCGACGGTGGCGCGCAGGGATTTGCTGGGTGGAACGCCCTGGTAGAGCTTGCGCCAGATGGCGACTGGCAAGCCGGTGCGGATCGCTCCGCGGTGGCCGGTCGGCAAGTTGCCTTCCATGAAGGGCATGTCGATCAGCAGTTCGTTGGTTTGGGTGAGCAGCTCCGCGACCTTCGCGACCTTGCCATCGGGGCCGATGGATTTCGCAACGTCGAGCAGCGTCACCGCGCCTGATGCGGTGGTGAGTGTGGACATGACGGATTACCTCTGGGATGTTGGATGGTCGAAAAGCACCGACGCGGCCGACTTCGTGCCGCCCGAAGAAGGGGCGACCACAAACTTGTCGTCTGCGATGGCGCTGCCGATGCGATGGAAAAGCCGGATGATTTCGGGGTGATTCCCGAGTCCCGTCTGATCCATCAACGTTTTCAGTGGTGGAGTGCCGAACCGTTCGACTGCGCTCTTGGCAACCTTTACGGTTTCGTCGAACTTGGCCGCCCCCATTTCCGGGTCGGCTTTGGCGTCCTCCAGCCACTGCGTCACCTGTTTCGCGTGCGCTTCCTGCTGCAAAACGAGATTGCGTTGCACGAGTTGTGCGGCCAGTGGCACCAGCTTGTTGGCTTGGTCATTGGTCAGGTTCAGTTCGCGTGCGACGTTCTCGAAAGCCGTGGTGGTTTCCGGCTCCAGCGTGAGGCCTTCAGGCACCGCCAATTCGTACTTCTCGGGTGCCTGTGCGGGCTGCTCTGTGGCCTTGTCGCCTTCCGGCTTTGTTTCGCCGGACACGGGTGCTTTTGCATCGGTTGCGTTGGTGGCAGGTGTTGCCGAATCCGACTGCGTGATGGCGGTCGTATCGGCTCCTGACGTTGCATCGGCGGCGGCTGCGGTCGTGGTCGTGGCAGCGGCGGGGTTTTGCTCGGTCATGGAATCCTCGGAACAAAAAAAACCGCCCTTGCGGGGCGGTTGGGTGGCACGTAGGCGGGACGCCTGCGTGATGAATCAATCCGGTTGGTCTTCCGGTAATTTCTCGGCCATCAGTTTCTGGAAACACTGCGGCGCGGCACGCATCAGCTCGCCGAACATCGTGGTTCCCATCGACCGCTGGCCTTCCTTGAAAAAGGTCTCGCTGTTGCCCGTGAAGGTGGTGCGGAAGACATTGGCAAGCACCAGATAGCGCTTGAGCCAGCGCCGGAAGGCTGCCGATCGCAACAGGGCGCGCAGATCGTCGTCGTGCGCCTGTTCGATCCGCTCAGCCCGCGTCTTTTCGCGTTCCTGCTGTTCCGGCGTCTTTCTCACTGCGGCGGCATTCCGGCGTTCACCATCGCGCCCGCAGCACCAAGCAGGCTACCCGGCGTCATTTGCGCTTGGCTGGCGTTCTTCGCCGCTTGTGCGTATTGCGCGAAAGCCGGAGCCATTGCCGCCATTTGCTGCTGTTGCGCTTGTTGTGCCTTCTGCGCCCTGATCGCGGCCACGTCATCGTCGGATCGCACGATGGACGGCGGCGCACCCAGATCGGTCGCAACCTCGTCGATGGCCTGATCAATGTCCACCTTGTCGAGCGCTTGCGGGTAGGCAGGCGCAACCCCGGCCACGAATTGCACCACCTGCTGGATCGTGCCGACCGTGAGCGCCTTCTGCGCCTGCGCAAGCACGGAGATGTATTCCACGCGAAGCGGCTCTCCGCCCAACTGCAGCGGCGGCGGCGGTATCTGCGCTTTCTGTGCGTGCTGCGTGTTCCACAACGGCTGCGAGATACCGATCATGATGTTGAACACCCGGTCGATGATCGGATCAAGGAACTCATTGTTCAGCCGCTCAAGCACCGGCCCCAAGGCCATCATTTTTTCCTGCCGCAACTCCCGCACCACTTCCGGCACCAAATGCGGATCGTCGGACTGCGACAGCATCAGGAACAGGTTGGTGTAGTAGGCGTCCCGAATCCTGCCAATGATGTCCTGCTTGTCTTCCAGCGCACCGCGGTAATCCGGTTGCACCTGATAGATCGGGGTAATGAAGCTGCCGCCTTGGTTCGGGTTGACGAATGTCGTCTGTCCCGGGAGAGCATTGATTCCGCTGTTGCGAAGGTCAGGGCTTGCCTGCGTCGGCGGATCGACGTGCTTGTCGATGGCCTGCGCCTGCTGGATTTCACGCACCTGCAACATCTTGGCGTCACCAAGGCCATCCATGCCTGGGCTTGACCCATAAATGTCTTCGCCAAGCACGTCCCAGCGCGGGGCGACGAAAGGCTTCGTGTCGTAACCCGATTCCCGCAGGAACTCGCTCGCACCCTTTTCCCAGTAGCAGCTAGACCACGGCTTGTTCTTGTTGTCGATCTTGCCATGCTGCCGGTACTCGTTCGGCGCAATCATGTGATACACAAACACGTTCTGTTCGTACCGCGCGCCATCCCATGCGCTTTGGATGCGTGGCGAAACGTTCTCATACCCGAACTTGCCGACCACCTGCCGCACAGTCATTTCCAGTTCGCGGTACAACGTGTCCACATCGCGCCGGTCATCGGTCGCCAGCCAATACGTGCCCACCGTCATGGGGTAGAACCGCACGACCTGCTGCGCGTCGGGTTCACACACCATCGCCGCAGTCCCGTAATCGCCGAGTTCGCGGTAGATGTTCGGGAGGCACTGGTAAAAGTTCGAGCGTGCCAAGGTCTCCCGAAGCCGTGTCTCCACCACGTACAACCATTGCTTGACCGCTGCCACCTCCATCAAGTCAGGGCTCGGCGTCATCAGCCGGAACCACGGGCGCGAGGGCGACGTGAGTCCGCTCATCATGCCGGCGGCCAAAACCTTGCTGGCCTGCGTGGCAGCATTGTTGATGATGCTTTGACTTTTCTTGCCGCCCTGGTTGGTTTCGCCCAGCGTCCAGCGTCCGGAACGCGGCGAGACGTACTGCTGGATATCGTGCCAGTGGCCTTCCCACGAAGATCGTGCCGTGCGCAAGGCCGCGCTGCGCTTGTTGTACCGCTGGATGCGCGATTCAGCGCCCTGCGGCACAGGCTGCGGTTTCATCACTGCGGACACATCAGCTACCGATCAGGGTCTTGTAGCCGCCGGTCGGCGTTTGCACGCCACTGCCGCCCGTCAGGATGGTGGATTGTTGTCCGGCCAAGGCTTGCAAACGCCTGCGTTCGGTATCGGCGTCCATCGTGGTTTGCGCGTCCACAGCCTGTGAGGGCTGGATGACCGGCGTAATCGCAGGCGTGTTCGCGGGTTTGGGTGCACCACCACCAAAGCACATGTCAGTTCAACCTCGCGTAAGGGTCATAAGGGCGTTGGATCCGCGGCAGCGGTAAGCCTTGCGGCATCCGTGGTGCCACCGGATAGGCAAACGTCAGCGCCAGCGCATCGGCGCGATCCGGCGATCTTCCCAACATCGCCTTGATCTGGTCTTTGTCGATCAGCGCCAGCTTGTCGCCCTTGAAGTAGTAGATGGTCGAGGTCAGTTCCCCGACCAGTTCCGTACAGCTTGCCGGCAGGCAGCCACCGTTCTTGATCCATTCCGCCAGCCGGAAATACATCTCCGAGCGCTTGTTGGCGTAGCGCGGATCGTCTGCACTTGCGGCGAAGTGGACGCCGCTCGGGTTGCGTCCCAGCGTCACAAGCTGGTCTAGCCACCCGCCACCGAAGCCCCCGCTGTTGTCCACGAACGCGGCATCAGCTTCCCAGTCCTGCCACTTACGCGAGACCATCCCCGCGCCTTCCACGCTGCCGATGTTCCGGCGAATCTCAGGTGCAAACGCCACGATCCCCTGCCGTGGGAACATCACGCTGCAATCGTCGCCTTCACGAGCCACGTCCACGCCGAGAATGCGCGGCGCGGCGCTGTAATCGGTTTCCTTCGCGTGCCGCCCCAGTGCCGCATTCACATCATCCGGGCCCAGCAGCGCATTCAGGCTGCTCGGCGGGAACTTGCCGAAGACGTTGATCATGACAAGCGGGTTGTCACGACCATGCTGCGCGATCTGCGAGCGCGCCCAGTCAATCGACACGCGGGTTGCGCGCTTCGGATCGTCGGGATCGCCGGTAATCTCGATCACGTACCACAGGTCACGCGCACTTGTGCAGGCGCGATACAACGGCCCCTCAAGGTGTGTCGGGTTGCCAGCCTGCAACACGTGCCATTCCTTGGCCGAGGCCCCGATGTTCTCCACCGTGACCATCACTGGATCAGGAACGCCACCGGATTCATCCACCACGGCCATCACGTAATCGCCGTGAAGACCGCGCAAGGTGTTGCCTTGCTGGTCAGGCGTCGCGCTCTTGCTCCACTTGCGCGCTGCCATCCACCAGGTTTCAGGATGGTCGCGGGCGAAGATGCGCTCAGCCTGCCACTCGAATGCAGACTTGATCAGCGGGCTGCGCTCCCGCCACTTCGCCATCTCCGTCCACAGGTTGTCCCGAAGATTGTCACCACTTACCGCCGTGGCAGCTATCTTCGGGTGCGGACGTGTCAGTAGGAAGTTCCAGCACAGGATCGCCAGTCCGGCGGTCTTGCCGGGGCCGGCGCACGCCTTCATGGCAATGCGCGGCTCGTGCGGGAAGACCTCAAACAGCTCGTCTTGCCACGGGTCGGGCTCCATCCCGAACACTTCACGGGCAAATACCTGGGGTTTCTCGCGCCACAGCCTTATCTTGTCGGCTGCGTCGCGGATGGTGGCGTTCATTCACTCGCCAGAACTGGCGGTGACAAGTTCGGCCAGTGTGACTTGGCCCGAGTGCTCTACCTGCTGCTTGTCGCCATAGCGCTTGGCGTGCCACTTGCCGATGAGCCGCAACCGCGTGTCAATGCGCACACGGCGGTCGTTCGGGTCAAGATCGCTGTTGTCGGCTATTTGCAGGGAATCGTCAGCTAGCGCGTCGCAGCCCCATTCGCGCGCGCGCGCGGAAAGCGCCGCAAACTCTGCGTTCACCGTTTCCCATTTCCTGACCGTGGAGTACGCAGGCATCCCCTCGTCGGAGCAAATGCGCTTGAGCGATTCTCCGCACGCCAGCCTTTCACAGATGGCATCGGCTATCTCGGGCGTGTAGTCGCTTGGCCTGCCCATGACGCAATGGCTATTTGACGCGCTTCAACCGCGGATTTGCACGCTTGGCCTTGGCGCTGGCCTTGCGGGTAGCGGATGCGAGGATTGCCCCTGCTGCTTTCTTGCTGTAGCCACGGCGCTGGATGGATGCGCGCACTTTGGCAAAGCCGGGATGCTTGGCCATATCGGTTTCTCCAATGGGTGTCCCGGCGACCGCGGGGACGGTGCGAATCAGTCAGTAGGGGTGACAGGCTGATGCCGGGCCAGAAGTGGAAGCAGGTTAGGGAGTCGAACCCTACGGTTCCGGGTTATGAGCCCAGACCACGCCCCGCGTCACCTGCACAGTGTTAGCGGGTGAAGGAATCGAACCTTCCGAAACCGGCTTATGCAGCCGGTCTGCGCAACCAGGGCAAACCCGCAGAAACGAAAAACCCGGCGCTTGGCCGGGTTGTGGTGACACCTTCGTCACTATGCACGCATTCTGCACATTTCCGTCTAGACTGCAACACTTTTTTTTGCACCTTTTTCGCCGAATAGACAACCCTCCAAGTACGCCGTCGCCACGTCCAGATGCTTGTAGTAACCAGCACGGGACATGGGCAATCCTTGGACGCGTAGATGTTCCAGCCTAGCGATCATCGGCGAGTGCTGGTCGAACCATTCGCAGCGCAGTACGCGAGCGGGAACGAAATACTCCCCATGCTCCATCTGGCGCACGACATGCTCGACCTCATCGGCCAGCGTGTTGATCGGCACTGGCAGGAATCCACGGGAATCCGGCACGAAGCCACGGTGCTCGATCAGCCGCGACAGGATCGTCCATGAGCGCGTCGGGTGATCCCGATACTCGCGTACCCATTGCTCCAAGCGCTCGGATAGGCGCTCTGACTTCAAGGCTCGCCCTTCCATGGATGGCGCTTGGCGTCATCCTCATGCATGTACCGCAGCATGATCACACAACCAGGGCTTGATAGCGCCCACCCTCCCTCGCCCGGATAAACCTTCCCGGTGTGGACGTACTGCACCACGCGGGCATCGTCGCGCCACAGGCCCGCGTCCGTCAGCGCGTCCTCGGTAGAACGGATCAGCTTCGACAGGTCAGGCTTGCGGTCTGGATAGGTTTTCCGTCTCTTTGGCGCCGACTGAGGCTTTGGCAGCGTGAAAACCATGGTCACGCACAGGGGCCGATCCAGTGGTATCCAGTCAACACCGTGGAGTAACTTGTAGTTCGCCAGCAAGCGTTGTGCCTCAGCCTTGACATCCTGCCGCCAAGGCTTGACCTTCGCGCTGGATTCGATCATGCGGCCGTTGCCAACGTAGCGCTTGGAACCTTGGGGCCCCGGGGTTCCGCGCACTTCGATACGCATGATGAAGTCTTCGGGAAGTTTGTAATCGCTCACCGCGCCACCTTCGCCAATGTGTCTGCCAATCCGTCCAGCTCGCTCACGGCGCATTGACCGTTCGTCGGGTTGTTGCGCGGGTTGGTGTTGCAATCTTTAGATTGGTGTGTATAATTCAACCCATCGCAGCACACCGCCGCGATCCGCGCCTCGGGAATCAGGGGTTGGAGATAGACATGCGCACCATCGACATCAGCACCATCGACGCCAACCTGCTGGCCGACCTTGACGGAGACACCGCTGGCTATACCGCTTATGAGGCGGATTACAGTAACGCCGCTGTCAGCAATCAGTGCTACCACATCGTTTTCAGCGCGACTGACCAGCGTGGCGGCATTGTGTTTGTTGGTAGCGGCAGCAGCGGCGAAACCTCGTGGACTGATGCGGTCAGCCCGGAAGAGGTGTTGGCGCGGTTTGAATCCGACGATATGTCCAACTGACCGGAGCGAGCGCCCATGACGCACAACAACCGTGGGCGCCTCGCCGTCGATCTCGGCGGCGCATGGCACATCTACTGGGGCGTGGCCCCTCTCCCTGCCGGCGCGCAAGCCATCGGCACAGTCACTCGCGGCATCGGCGACACCGGCGCGCTGATCCTGCTCGGCTCGGGCAGGTACAGCCAGGGCAACGCCGGGGCGCTGCGGGCGCTGGATCAGTCCAAGGTGGTGGCGACCATTGATTCGGCGGCGCCGGGTCGTGGTGGTGCCCGCGCTGGTGCTGGCCGTGTAACTGCGGACGGCGCGCAGGGCGTAATCCGCAAAAACGTCACGCTCGATCAGTCGAGCATCGACAAGCTGCGCACGCTCGGCAACGGCGATCTGTCGCTTGGCATTCGGCGAGCTGCTGCAAATTTGTAGGGTCATACCTGCATATCCTCGTGTTGCGCCCTAACAACGCGCTCAACGGGATGCCGCTTCGCGGCACCCGTTAGCTTGGGTGTTGGGCTGCATACGCCGCAGGATGCCGCCTTCAACACTGGCGCACTGGCCGCGTTTCAGGCCATCCAGAAAATCGGTGTGCTTATACTGTTCTAACAGCAGCCGCGCCGCTTCTTCTTCGTCCACGATACGTGCAGGCTTGCCGCTTCCGTCTGTCGTCACAAGTTCAAATTGCATTTAGTTCTCCCGTAGGTGCAACCCAACAAGTCAATCAACCTGACGCTCATCCCTTCGGGATTCGCGCAGGTCCCACGCAAGGCTTTTCGTATTTCTGCGTGATTGCCATCAACCTTGCCCCTCACCGCGCAACCTTTGCCAGCGTATCCGCTAGCGCATCCAGTTCACCCATGCTTCGCAACTTCCACGCGCTGCGGTCACCGTGTATGCCGGTCTTGCCGCGATGGTGTTCCGCGCATAAAGGGATCGACAGAAAATGACTGGCGCGCTGTCCCATTCCCTGCCCGCTGCGAACGTGGTGAACCTCGCAAGGCGTCGCGCCGCAAATGAAACACGCCAGCGAAGCCACGCGGGCAAGATGCCGACGTTCGGCGAGCGTGGTCATGTCGCAGACTCGCACAACTGTTCGATAGTGTCCTGGTCCAACCCTTTCAGCGCGACGCTCGCGTGCTGCACCATCTGCGCCCATGCTGCACTGAATCGCTGTTCGTCCATCTCCTCGAAACTCAGCGAACGCGGGACGCTGCGATGCACTGTGCCCAATGCGCCTAACTGGAAACTCTCCGTCTCACACTCGATCCCCGCATCCGCCTGCAATTTCTTGATCGCCGCGTGTTGCGTCTTGCCCTCGTACCCTTCGGCCTGGTCGGCCAGCAATCCACCGAGTGCGTGCACCAGCCGCCAGTAGCGCGGGTTACGTTGCTTGCGCAATTCGCAGCGCACCACATCTCCGTTTTTCAATGCACGCTCGCGCATCTCGCGCTGCGATATGGCCGATTCCGGAATCAGTGCGCCGACAAGCTCTCCCGTCTCGGGCATCACCACGCGGTGTACGCGAAGGTAGAGCGTGCGGCGATCCTTGCGCTTGGCGGCGGCTGCGCTCATGCTGGCGTGTCTGCGCGTGAAAGACTGGCGAACCGCATGGTCGGCGCGTCGAAAGCAACCTCCACGAACCCCGTCGGGCCGTGCCGGTTTTTCTCGACGATGATTTTTGCGACGCCGCGTTTTTCGCTTTCGGGGTTGTAGTGTTCGTCGCGGTACAGCATCAGCACCACGTCCGCTTCTTTTTCGATCTCGCTGGAATCGGAAAGATCACCCATACGCGGCTCGGGTGGCCTGCGCTGCTCCACCTGCCGCGAGACCTGCGCGAGCACGATTACCGGGATATGCAGATCGCGCGCAAGGTTCTTCAACCCCTTCACCGCTGCGCCGACCACCTCGAACCGGCGCTCGCCATCAGCCTCCAGCCGTTGCAGATAATCCACATACAACGCGCCGATATGGTGTTTGTGCGACCACCGCCGTGCCGTGCGTACCACCTCCACCAGTGACGGCGAGGAACGGTCGTATATCCACAACGGCAACGCCGCAACACTGCAACTTCCCTCCGTCACACGCGCCCATTCGTGTTCCTCGATCCCGCTGCGAAACCTGGTCGCATGAACCCCGGATGCCAGCGATAGCAGCCGCGCGGAAACCTGTTCCACCGGCTGCTCCCCGGAAATCAACCCGGTTGCACACCCTGCCGTTGCCGCGTTGCGCGCCATGCCCAACGCAAGCGCGGTCTTGCCCATGCTTGGCCGCGCACCGATCACCACCAGATCACCACGATGGAATCCGCCGAGTATGCGATCAAGGTCGATCAAACCGGACGGAATGGCGTGCGTCTTTTCCGATCCGTCGTGGATCGCCTGCAACTCCGTCAACGTCACACCTACCGCGTCACGCGCGCTGTATTCGTGCCTTACCTCCACCGTGTTCAGCGATAGCAGTCGTTCCAACGCAACGTCGATTGCGGATTCCTCCCGTGCCCCGTGCAGGTCTGCGGCAATTGCGTGCGCCTGCCGTAACCGCCACGCTCCGCGTATCCGGTCGGCAAACGCCTTCGGTTGCGTGGTCGTGACCTCCTCGCCAGCCAACCGGATCGCCAGCACACCGAACGCGCGTTTGCCTTCGCGCTCGAACGCCTCCGCCACGCTCACCGCATCGGCTGGCAGGCTGTCGGCGGTGAGCCGCCGGATCATGGCAAATACCTCGCCATGCTGCTCGCTGGAGAAGTTCTCGGGGTCGAGTTCCACACCCCAGCAATCGCCAGGTCGGCACAACAGCGTCGCCAGCAGCGTGCGTTCGGTTTCGAGGCTCATGCGAGCCTCCGGGTGGCGGCCGGTGATCGGGTTTCCGGCAACGATCCGTTCACGCGGTGCGGCGCATCGGCACGCCGAATCCAGTTTCGCCACGTTGCAGCCCAATCGGTTTTCAGTCCTTTCGACCCCGCAACTGCGTGCCAGTAGTCGGCGAACCGTTCAACCTCGGCGCTTGCGTCGAGATCGGGGCGTGCGTCTCCTGCCCACCGCAGTTCGGTTTCGCTCGGTTTCCAGTCGGCAGGCAGGCGCGTTCCACGCGCGTTGCTCTCTCTGCTCTGTTCTGTATCTGTTCTGTTCTGTTCTAGCGCGTTACTGAAACGTTTCACCTTGTTTCGTGTCTTTGTTTCCTCCTGCTTCAGTTTGTCTCGATGCTTGCGAACCCGCACTGTGCTTGAGTCTGACGAGTATTGACGCTTCGACCAATTCCGCAAAGTCCAGTCGTCATTGATGAAGCCGCGACGCAGAAATTCTGCCTTCGTCAACGTCATCTCTTCGGGGGTAATTCGCAGCGCGAAACCGATGGATGTTTCACGGTCTGTTTCATGAAACGTTTCAATCCCGTTTCCGCATTGCAGGCATAGCAGCATCACGAAACGGCGCTGCATCGTTTCCGGCATCATCTGGATTTTCGGGTCGGTCGCAAACTCTGCGTACAGACGAAACCAGTTCATTCTCGCAACCCCTGTTCCCGTTCCATGCGCCTGACCGTCACCGGATCACGGCACGGGTGCATCAGCCGGTGCGCCTGCCCTGCGCGCTTGCGTACGTCCAACGGCAACGACAGGTCGGCCATTACCGCCGCGAGCGCGTCCAGCGCGTCCTCCACGGCCTGCGCGGATGCCGGCAAGGGCATGGCCTTGATCACATGCATCGTGTCGCCTGCGCGATCTGGCGCAGCCTCATGCGTACAACATCGGCAATGCAGGCACGGCGGATGGCGTCGAGTTGCGCCCATACGCGCTCGAATTCCTCGGCCGCGCGGCCAGCGCCGAGGGCCAGCCGCCTCATCGCGGCTTTGTTGTGGATGAATGCGCGGGCCTCCTGTTCGGTCATGCCGCCCTTGCCATCGGCGGTTTGACCGCCATCCAGACGCGCATGGGGCAGCCAGACGAGGACGGCTTGCGCGAGCCTGTAGCAACGACCACGCACGCCTTCACAAGCTCGTGAATCCTGCGATCAACTTGCACCACGCTTAGGCCGATATGCTTGCCGATTTCTTCGGCCGTCATCGGCCCGTAATCCTGCAATGCGGCCAAGATTCGCGCGCCGTGGTTGGCCGCGAACTTGTCGGCACGGTCTGCCGCGATCTGGCTGGTGTCGGGGTCTGTGCCGCGCGCACGCGCATAGATGCGCTCGATATCGGCATCCAGCTTGGCGAAGAGGTGGGAATAGGCGCTCATGGATTCGCCATGTCTTTCCGTCGAATGGAACGGCGTGGAAGGTCGCCTTCGTGGCAAAAGAAAACCCGCAGCATCCGGCTGCGGGGTCAGGCTGCTTTGGATGTTTTGCCGATGCCGTGTTTCTGGCACAACGCCAGCAGTCCCAAGGCAGCGTTTGCGCGGGGCTGCTTGGTACGCGCATCGCGGATTTCGCGGACGGCATTCGGCGTAACGCCCATGGCATTGGCGATATCGTCCAGCGAAACGTCTTTGGCGATAAGCCGGTCTACTCGTGCTTTCCAGTCCATGCCGCGCACATTACAGGTGCTATAAGTGTCTGTCAACAGCATCCTGTTACAGGTGTCTGTGATGATCCCGGGATGGATACTGTCGGTGCGAGGGTAAGAGAGGACTGATGAAGCTCAAGATCATAGGGTTTCTGTGGATATCCGGGCTGCTGCTGGCAATCCTCGTGGCGATCATTGTGCAGAGTAATCGCCTATTGCGTGCCATTCCCTACGCGCCGGAGGTGCAGGACGTGCGCGTGGTGAACGACCAAACCGACAGGGTGCGGGTAGAGTTGCCGGAGCAGCAAACCGCACAGGAAGTGATCGAAACAGTTTCCTGTTGACACTGATTACAGAATACTGTAAGTTGTCTCCCATCGCCGCAATCCAGCGGCCGGGAGATGGGGCCATGAAACCGCAAGCCGAACGCTGGAAGGCGAACGATCCGCGCTGGCTGGAAATCCCGCCTTACGAGTTTCCGCCGCAACTGGCCGAGGACGACAAGCCGGTGAACTGGTGGACGGTAGGGCTGTACATGGCCGCCACCACAGGCCTGCTGCTGCTGGCAGTCAAGGCTGCGGCGATTCTTTTCTTCGGAGGTGCGCCATGAACCGCGCCGAATATCACGCCGCACGCCGCGCCTACCGCGATGCCGTTGCTGCCTGCCGCCGCTGTCGCTATCCCGGCAGCAACTACGGCCTTTCGCTCGCGTGTGCCCGGGAACGTGCCCGCGAGCTGGTGCCGGGCCTCAAATATGACCCGTACTGGGTCGAATCCTTCGCATCGCAGCAGTTATTCCGGCGCGAACACGTCCTGAAACTGCTGGCGACGCTGCGGGCTTACCACGCGAGCAATGTGGTCAGCGCCGGTTATTACGGATGCTACGCCGTCGTGCAGCGTGAGCTGCGAACCGCTCTTTCACCCATCAAGGGGAATTGACCATGTGCCTTGATTTCGAGCCGTATGTGCATCGCGTTGCACCTGTCGTGTACGACGACGGGCAAACCTGTCTGTACGGGCGGCCCGACTCGCCGGAACTGATTGACGCGATTGCCCGCGCAGCGCGCAAGGCAGTCGCAGACGAACGTTTGCTGACCGAGGCGCTGGCCGACTTCGGCACAGAACAATGGGCGCGCTGTCGGGATCGGCAGGCGCTACACGCAAGCATCGACGCGCTGATTGCAGGCGACGATGCGCAGTTCGGCATCCTGCTGGCGAAGCTGATCCGCGCCAACGCGGCGAAGGCCGCCGCAGATGCCGCGCGTGACGAGTACGAGGAGGCGCAGCCATGACCATCCTGCACGCCAGCCGCAACATCGAGTCCGTGCGCCCGCTCTCGAACGACGAGCGCCGCGCGGCGTGGGCCAGCCGGTACTACCTGCAAGGCCTGCACCATCAGTTTACGCCAGCCCGCAGCGGTGCGGTTCCCCCCTGTACCGCTTTGCCTACCCCACAGGACGCTGCGGCGCTGGCTCCCATCAAGGAGATTGCAGCATGAACGATGCACGAATTTACGAGGTCTTCAATTCCGCCGCCGACGACGGATCGCGGCTGGTGCGCGCCAAGTCACGCGCGCGTGCCATCGCGCACGTTACCAAGCCGTACACGGCCAGGATCGCAACGCAAGATGCGCTGATCGAACTGCTGGCGGCAGGCGTCAAGGTCGAGGATGCGGAGGGAAAGGCATGAACTCACCAGCGAAACAATTGCAGGCCGCAAATGAAACACCGATGCTATCCATGATCGAGCGCGCTGCGCGCGATCCTGCTGTGGACATCGACAAAATGGAACGGCTGGTGCAGATGCAGGAGCGCGCTTTGGCTCGTGAGGCCAAGGCCGCCTATGACGCCGGGATGGCCGAACTGCAACCGGAATTGCCGAGCATCGGCGAGCGCGGCAATGCAGCCGATCGTTATACGTATGCTTTATGGGAGGACATCAATGCGGCCATCAAGCCGATCCTCTCAAAACATGGTTTCGCATTGACGTTCCGCACCAGTTTTGCGGAAAAGATCGGCGTGACCGGCGTCCTGTCACACCGCTGCGGGCACCGGGAAGAAACAACCATCATGCTGCCGGCGGATGCCAGTGGCAACAAGAACGCCGTGCAGGCCGTCGCATCGAGCGTGAGCTACGGCAAGCGGTACACCGCTGGCGCGCTGCTGAATCTTACCAGTCATGGCGAGGATGATGACGCTTTTGCAGCGTGCGAACCCGATCAAGCGCACGACTGGTATGCGGCCATTGACGCCGCGACGAATGCCGACGACCTCCAGCGGATTGCGACGGAAATCAAGACTGCCGGACTCAATGCCCGTTCGCTGCGGAATGTCCGCGCGGCCTACTCCAAGCGCCAGAAGGAACTCGCATGAAGGCGAACGAGGCCCAGGAATCCGAAGGCTGGATGAAGGATCGCGCTGGCAACTTCACCGCTTCGCGTGCCGATGACTTGATGGCGCGCACGAAGTCAGGCCCGAGCGCGAGTCGCGCGAATCTGATCGCCACGCTTGCGGTCGAGCGAATCATCCGCAAATGCGTGCCAACTTACCGCAATGCGGCAATGGAGCGCGGAATAGAACTGGAAGCCGAGGCGCGGGACGCCTACAGCTTCGAATGCGGCGTAGCCGTCATGGAAACTGGATACATCGCCAGCCCCACGCTGCCGCATTGTGGCGCGTCCCCGGACGGCCTGATCGGAAGTGATGGACTGCTTGAAGTGAAGTGCCCGGCGTCCATGCAGAAGCACCTTGACGCGCTGCGGACTGGCGCGCACGCCACGGAATACCGCTGGCAGCTACAGCACCAGCTCATGGTCACGGAGCGCGCGTGGGTAGATGCAGCGAGCTATCACCCGGACTGGCCGGATGGGCTGCAACTGGCGATTATTCGTGTCGAGCGCGACGAAAAGGCAATCGCGGAACTGCGCGCAGCCGTCATCGCTGCAGACTATGAAGTCGAGGCCATCGTGGCCGAACTGAATCAGCGCATTGGCGCGAAGGAAGCAGCATGACCGACTACGACAACCAGTGCGGCTTGTGGAAGAAAGACGGCAAAAACGGCCCGTACTACAGCGGAAAGATCACTGTCGGCGGCATCGAGTACTGGGCTAACCTCTATAAGAACGATCGCAAGCAGAGCGACAAAGCGCCGGATTTGAACCTGAAACTCAAGCCTGTGGAAGATGCGAGCGGCAGACAACGGCCAGCGGCGCAACGGCAGGCGACCACAAGTGGGGATTTCCAGGACGACGACATCCCGTTCTAACGCGCCGCGCGAGATGTTCCTGCACCTGCGCGCTGCGTATCAATTCGATGCGGGATTGAAGAAGCGTGCGGCATAACGCCTGAATTAAGCCGCGCCACGAAGCGGCGTCGGCTTGAACCGCTTGTTAGCCATCACCCCCATATTGAGGAAAGACAATGAAGCTTGTAATTGATCTTGACGATACCTGGTCATACGAAGAAAGCATTTCCGCAGCCATCAAGGAGTCCATTGAGGCGGAAATTGGCAAGGAAGTCCGCAAGCTGGTGCGGACTGCCGTTGAAGAAAACAAGCAGGCAATCATCGCGGTTGCGAACGCCTACGCGAAGCGCGTGGTGGCTGAGGCTGAGAAGGCGCTCAAGTGATGGCTAACGCCCGACATAAGCCGACCCGCGAAGCGGGTTCGGCTTGATGGAGTTGTTATGCGGCAACCCAACAGAATCCCGAGAGGCCGATGATGCGAGCGACAACGACGAACTGCAATGGATGGGTGGCCGCTGCCCGCCAGCGCGGGCGTCGATTGGGACTTGCTGAGGCCACCGAAGCAGCGGCTATGGAGCATGACCAGAAATCACATGTAGGACGTTGCAGGAGTGTCCTGATTCGCCCCGTGCCTGGGCATGGCGAACAAGAACCTGAAGTGATGAGCGCCGGGGCACGGCGGCGCTTGTTGCGGCATAACGTTGGAGGTAACCCGCGTGAACGAAGCGCAGCGAAGTGAACGTCGGGTTGACCGACTTGTTATACCGCGGATGCGACGGGCTTGGGAAATGCCAAACGCGAACACGTTTGACGTGAAGGTGATAGGCGACCTTGTGCGCGCCAACTTGCACGGCGTGAGTGTTGACCCGTTTGCAAGAAACAAACGATGGGCAACGCACACAAACGACCTGAACCCGTTGACGCAAGCGGAACACCACATGCAAGCGCCCGAGTTTTTGAAAATGTTGGTGGCGCAAGGCGTGCAGGCTGACACGGTGATTTTTGACCCACCGTACAGCCCGCGACAGATTGCAGAGTGCTACGCGGCCAGCGGGTTGGCGGCAGACATGCAGGCAACGCAAAGCGGGCGACTGTACAAGGATTGCCGCCGCGAGATTTTGCGACTGTGCAAGGTAGGCTCGAAGGTGCTTAGCTTCGGTTGGAACACCGTGGGCATGGGGCCGATGTTTGAATGCGAGGAAATCTTGCTGGTGTGCCACGGCGGTGCACATAACGACACGATTTGCATGGTGGAACGGATGACCGCCAAGCAAGCTGAACTAGCGGTATAACGATCAAGTTCAGCCGTGACGCGAAGCGGCATCGGCTGCAACGCGTTGTTAGATGGCGGCGGTAGCACAGGAGACGACATGAATACGTTTGCTGACCCAAACGACCGATACAGCTACGAAGCGTGGATGAACGACCTTGCGGCCGACGACAGCAAGCCGGCGCGAGGCTGGCAGGCGCAATACCAACCGCGTTGCGACCGCTGCGGCAGGTTTGTTGTGCCTGGCGCGGAAGGTGGTAGCTGGGTGATGGTTCCTGCGACGGATTGGAACGCAGGCGACGAGCGCGAGCGTTGCGCGGCCTGCACCGATAAGCATGGGATGGCGCATTGCGGGCCGGGGTATGTCGAACACCTGTGCTGCGGAATGAACAAGCCATCTAACGCCCGAAATCAGGCGCCGGCACGAAGTGACGGTCGCCTGGATTGAGATGTTGGACGGCAACCGGAGGCATGAGTGATGAACGAGCACCAGGAAATGACACCGGCGTTTTGCGCGTGGCTCGAAACGATGCAACCGCATACGACCAACGAAGCGCGCGCCGCGTGGCGAGGCTGGAAGGCCGTAACATCGCAACCGCACGTTTGGCTTGTGGTGGATGATGACGGAGACCCGCAGTTTTCTTGCGGCTGGCCGCAGGGGTGCCACGAGCACATAAATGACGCCTTGTCGCTAGGGTTGGCCGAGGCGAAACATTGGCACGTCCGTGAAGCTGTCTTGATGCCAATGACGCCGAACACCGCGTTAAGCCGCCCCGGCGCGGCGCAAGACTGAAGTTACATCCGCGCCGACCGCCGGGGTCGGCTTGAACTGCTAGTTAGGGCGCACCCGCCCGGAGGAAAAGCAATGGTCAACGTATTGGTAGTAAAGCCGAAGTCACTCAGTGCCGCCGACAAGAAGCTGCTGCGCGAGTCAGGCGTGGTGTGCATCGAAGCGTCCGATCCGGCCAGCGTGCGAATGTTGCAACCGGAAGGCCCGGTGCTGGACGGCAGCGACTTGTTCCGCGCCGCGATGAACGCTATTGCGGCGGACAAGTACAGCGGCAACACCGCCGAGGTATTCGCCAAGAACATGGCCGCGATTGTGAAAGCCAACAGTGCGCCCTAACGCTTGAGCTAAGCGGCGGCTGCCGCAGAACGAGTTTACATGGAAACTGAACGCGATAACGACGGCAGACGTCCGCTTGAGCGCGTAGTTAGCCTGCGCGATGAAGTGACATGGATGCATTTATATGCTGGCGATGGGTGGCATGACGATGCCGCGATTTGCGGAACACGCGCCGCACTCGAAGAATTGCGCGATGCGATTGACGACGCCCTGCGCGATGGTGCTGGAGTGGCCGAAGGATTCGTAAAAGATGGTGAGGGGTATTTCGTTTTTGTGCATGCGCTCAGTTACGAAGAGCTTAGCGAACTCGCGGTGCCCTACACGAACGATATTGCTCGCGAGCCGAATGAATCTACTGCGACGCGGCCTTACAAGCTAGAAGCACGACCGCAAGCGCAAGAGGCAATGAAACGAAAGCAGGCTAACAACCAAGTTGAGCGGCAACCGTAGGTTGTCCGCTCGGACGCGTAGTTAGGTTGCAACACGAGGAACGATTATGGACTTGGTAACTGAATCGCAATGCGAAGCCGAGATTGTGTACCTGCGCAAACTCGTGGACAACTACAAAAGTGTGTTTGCGGTACAAAACCCAGTTGCCTACGTTTTGTTTGCGGAGAACGGCAATGTGCGCATGTTCTCTCGTGACCGCGAAACTGCGGGACCGGATGCGGTGCCGGTGTATCTGCACCCGTATTCGCAGAAGCCGGACGGTTACGCGCACATGTACATGGAGCCGTTCGCCGGGATGCCGGTAGTGCGTTTCAATGGCGGAGGCGAGGTGAACGGGAGCAAGCCGGTTGAGTCAATCCCGTACTGGCTTGGTACTTCATCCATGCAACCTAACTACAAGTAGACGGCAAAATGGAATGTAACACAGCCATGAGCGTGGTTAGGCTGCAATGAGCGAGCGAGCGCCAGCGCTATTGATCCGCGAGCGTGATGCCGCCATGCGCCTTGGGATCGACGATGATCCGGCGCGGGCGACCCGCAAGCTGCGCTGCCTGCGCAAGGGCCAGAAAATCGCGTGCGTGCGGATCGGGCGCAGGTACTACTTTTCAACGTTCCACGTGGAACACTGCTACGCACATGCTACGCAAGCGCGGTTAGCTCAGCGGTAGAGCACATCCTTGACATGGATGGGGTCGCAGGTTCGATCCCTGCACCGCGCACCATCAAGCGCCCCGGTTTCGACCGCGCCTGATCCTTCAAGCCGTCAGACCGCCGGGGCACAGTCAGGATGCAACAAGGGGAGACGGCCCGGTATCGGCACGGGCCGCGTTGACTTGTAAGTCAATGCCTACGGCAGCACGCGGAACGCGAGTCGCCACCAGCGGCGCAGGGATCGGCGCTTCATCGCACGAACCAATGCCACGCTGGTGTGGCCGTGTACGTGATCTTGATGGTGTCTCCCGGCGACACATGAAACACGCCTTGGGTCAATCCGGTGTTCAAGCTGTTGATCGCGATCTGGGATACCGTGCCTCCGGAGATCGCCACCATGTACGGAGTCGCGCCCAGCACGGTGTAGGCGCTTCCGCTGCCCGGCATTGCGGGCGTGTTGGCCGCGGGCCCGGTTTCGTTGACGCCCGCCACGTTGCGGCACTGGATGCTTCCAGTATTGATGCCGATTGGGCCGGCCGGGTTCGTCCACGTGCCGTTAGCGCCGCCACCGATCCAACGAAGGTTCGGCGAGAAGTTGCCGCCGGTCTGCGCGATCATCGCGGAGTTGCCCGTGGCGGTGACGGTGCCCGTCATTGACGCACCTGCGATCTCAACGTTGGAAAACTTGGTGGAAAGCCCGTTGGAGGTAGTGGCCAACACGCCGGTTACCACAGTATCCATGTCCATGTTCGATACGTAGCCGTAAGCGCCGGTCGGATTGGGCAGCGAAACTAAAGCGCTGTCGTGCATACTGATGCCGGTGTTGCGCATGAATATCCCGATGTTGCTCATCAGGAATCCATCGCAACGCCCGATCAGGAACGCGATGCTGTGGTCCATCACCCATTGATCGATGGGCTGCGGCGTGCTTACATTCGCCCACGTGTTCCACAGCACTTGGTGAATGATTCCACTCAACCACACATAGTCGGCTACTCCGTCAAGCCGGATGCCGACGTTGAACGCGCCGATCATGCAGTTGCGGATCGCGCTGCGCCCGCTTTGCAGGGAGATTCCGTTGTAGGCGTTGACGAGGGTCACGCCTTCGATGAAGTGGCCTGGGCCGGAAGTCAACGCAAAGCCCCCCACGCCGGTTCCCGTAGCGCCGGCTACAATGGCGTACGGGTAGACGTTCGGCGTGCTCGCGCTCGGCGCCACCTGCGTCGGATAGTAGATGATGACGTTCTTGATGCCGCTGCCGTAGCCGTCAAGCTGGATGAAAGGCACTGTGCTTCCCGGTGTGCCTACTAGCAGCGTCGGGCCTTTTGGAACTGCGCTTATCACCGGGATCGTGCCGTCCGCGTTAACGCTGTCGAACGGGCCCGGCGTCGTCCCGCGCAGGCAAACACTGCCCTTGACTATGATCGGGTTAAGCAGAAACCGTTTGTTCGGGATCGTTACGTCATAGCCGACACTGTGCGCGTAATCGCACGCAGCCTGAAACGCTACGGTGTCATCGGTCACTCCGTCACCGACCGCGCCGAAGTCCATGACGCTTATGGACTCCGACAGCTTGGCGTAAGCGTTCCGCACCAGTGAACTGCCCGGCGCGGTATACGCGATCTTGGTCGGATTGATCGCCGCACTGCCAGCGATATTGCCGTCCACGATGGAACCGGCGCCGACACCACTACCGCCTGCATTGGCGATGTACCACGTACCATCTACAAGCTGATTCCAGCCGAACAGTGAGCCGAGTTGCGGCCACGGCAGCGTCATGGAAGGCGGCGGCGTAAGGCCGCCCGGCATCGTCAGCGCACGACCCATTTCCTCCGCAAGCTGTTGCACTTGCATTTCCGTCCTATCAAAGGCGTCTTCGTGTACGGATGGAAAGAAAGCCCCTTGGTTTTGGATGGAGGTGGGTTGGGTATAGGGCAGGTTGCGATCAACAAACATGTTGGTTCCGACCGGAACAGGGACGGTAGTCGTTACCGTGAACCCGGTGTCTGCATCCGCGCCGCTCACTACATAATCGGTATTGTTCACGGCGTCGGTAGAAACTCCTGTTGCCACGACGATGAAGGAAACCACAATATCGGTGGCTGCAAAAATCTTCCAATCGCAAGGGAAGACAGTGGTGACGCCATTGCCCTCGAACGTACTGCTTGATTTGGTTGTCTGTACGGTCACGGTGATTCTCCGGGCAATAAAAAACCGCCTTGCGGCGGTTGGTGATGAGTGATGATCTGGGTTAGTTGTCGGTTGCCGCCACGTGCGAGAGATCGGGCGCGCGTCGCGGCAACGCTTCATCCGGTTGCCAGTAGAGCGGCCGATTCTGCTGGCGCGCCCTTGCTTTCGAGCGCTGCATGTAGCCGGGCGAGAGGTAATCGGAAAGTTCGTTGAATACAAGATGATCCAGCACTGCGCGCGTGTACCACAGATTTGCGCCAGGCACGTAGCTGCGCACCGTGCGTTCTGCCTGTAGTGCGGGCGAATGCAACTGACGTTCTGCGGCAGCATCGGGGTCGGTGCTGGCGGCAATGGATTTCTGAATCAAGTCCATGATGGAAGCCGTATCCGATACCAGCGGCCCGAGGATCGTTTCGCTCAAGGTGTTGCCGCGTGAGCCTGCGGTATTGATCAGATAGTCGCCATACAGGCCCAAGCCGCCGCCGCGCACCAGTGCGGCGACCCAATTCTTCCAGCCTTCTTTTGCGGAAAGGTTCAGGCTGCGCGGGTCACGCCCGGCGATGATGTCGTCAATGGCGTTGGAAGTCGCCCCGCATACCGTCGTCGCGGCAATCAATGCGGCCAGATACCCGACACTGCCCTTCCATGAATCATAGTATTTCAACGCACGCGTCATGTGCTGCATGGTCAGGTCGAAACTGTAGGTCTTGAACAAGCTGAAACTGCGGCCCAAGATGCCAAGCACGCTGTCAGGGTCTTGGTCTGCGCCTAGCATCACCTTGACGCGCGCGCCGGGTTCCAGAATGGCGCGATCCTGCTCGGCGTACACCAGACCCATCAACTGCGATGCTGCGCGATCCTTGGCGATGGCCGGATTCTCGTTCGTGATCCGCGCAACCTGTTCGTCCGGGATGCGGTAGATGGATTCCGGCGTGAGCAGAGTATGATTTCCGCCCCAATCGTCCGGCTGTGCAAGCCGCAGGATCGACCACGCCTCGTCGCTGATACCAGACTGCTTGATGATCTTCTGGTCGGGGTCGGCGAGATCGGCGATGCGCGCGTTTTCGCCAACTGCGCGGCCCACCTGATCCATCATGCCAAGGCTGAACGCCTGCTGGCGTGCGCGCCACACGTAAGGCGCGAGCGAGACTTTCAGGACGGTGTTGCCGAGCTTGGATGTCCAGCCATGCGCGCCAATGTCTGCACCAAACCGGCTCAGCATCTGCGAGTATTCGCGCACCATCAGGCCAGCACTTGCGGCAATGCGCTGCTGACTGCGATCCAACGGGTTCAACGCGCGCAATTCGTTGAGCCACATTTTGGTCTTGGGCACGCCGTTGACGTGCGCCGTCATCAGCATCGTGCCCCAATCGCCAAGGCTGTTGATGACCGTCGCGCCGAGTTTCAGCAGGTTGAGATTGCGCCATCCCTGAATGGCTTTCCCATACCATGTGCTCGGCAACATCCTGTCATTGCCCGCCATGTAGTTGTAAACGCGCGCGAGGAACCGTCCCTGCCGCGTGTACCACCATGCTTTGGCGGGGTCTCGGACAACCTCACGGT